ACAGAATATTGTTGTTGGAATATCTATGCGTGTAGATCATTACAATGCGTAGTAAATCACGGTAGCGGGAGTCGCGGACGCAATACGCTCAGGCACAAACGGCAAAGGCACACCAGCCTTTACATCTACATCAACTCCACTGACAGAGTTGTTTCCATCAGCGTCAGTAATCGTGAGTGTCGCGTCGGCTTTTGTCCAAACGATTTTTGCACGATTTGGGATGGCTGTCGGCAACGTCCCAAGCACACGCAATTTCCGGCCTAAACTGTCTGGATTGTTCCGGTAGTTGGTAAAGTCGCTCATCAAAATCTCCAATCATCCGCCGTTCAACTCGTTAAACTGCTCAAAAATACTTTTCTGCTGGACCGCCGCTGGCTTCTTCAACTCACCCGCAACCGCAGGATCACCCCCTTCCTCAGTTAGAGAAATCGGTCGGGCCCACGCTGGCATGTCCATTGGGGTCCATTTCTGACCCGCTGGCATCCGGCTTTGGTCCCATCGAATTGTCGTCCGGTCTGGCTCAAGCATTTGCCGAGCCGCTTCATTGTAGCCGCCAAGGTCAAGGCTTTCTTGCGGGCCAGTTCTGTTCCACTTGCCTTCAATCAGGGGCTCGTTAAAAAATTCCTCAAAGGCGTCATCTGGAAAGTCGATGGGGAAGAACCATTGACCGGCCCCTTCATCATCAATCGCCAGACTTTCCAGCACATCTTCTTTGAGCGAGTGCGAACCAACGGTGTGCATGGTGATGACCGGCGTTATCGGCTTGCCATTGTCATCCTTGCTTATGATTAAGGGTGACGGCGACAATTGCGGGGCATTTGGGCTGCTTGCACCCTTAATGCACCGAACCTTGCGCCATTTACGATCACCCCAATGCTTTCCATCCATGCGCCGAGCAAACTCATAAGCATAAGGCGTTGCGTTACCGTCGCCGCTGTCAATCACTGTCACCGCGACGGGCAAAAACTTGCTTGGATCGGACTTGAATGGCAACTTGCGGTCGATTACTTGGCTGACCAGCACGTTCCAATCGTCCTGAACCTTTGTCGGGCGAATGTCTATGTCGAGATCGCCGTCACGGCGCGTCTTAATCGTCTTGCGGTCAATGACGTATCGGCGGCGGTGCAAGTCCCAGCCAATGAGCATATAGTCAAACTTTTTTCCGCCGGGGTCTACAGCGGCGGTTACAAATACGACACCATCGGGGACTTGCCCCATGCGATACCCAACTGGTTTTGTCTCTTGATCAGAGTCGCCGCGCGTGCGCTTTTTCAACGCAGATGCGTCCAGACCAGAAATATCGCCAGCGCCTTCAAACGCCTCGCCAAATGTGCGGACCAAAACCTGTTTGATCTTCTCGGACTTGCCGGTGCGTTGGTGGTGCTCAATCGCGCCCTCCATTTCGCGCGCTAGTTCAGGCAACTTTATCTGTGGCACCATAAGGACATGCACCCAGAAACCTACTGTCTCGCCTGTATCTGGATCACCGATAATGCCCGATTTAACGTCAAGGCGCTGGCCTTCGTGCATAAACTGCCCTCCGGCGATCATCTCTTTGCGCTGCTCGTCGTCGAGCAAACACCCGCTATTTGGACACAGCATCGCTGCCGTGTCCGCTGCCAGCTTTAAGCGCTCACCGATTGGCGTTCGCTCTGGCGACTTTTGGTAATGCAGTTTGAAGCGCGGCACATCAGGCCAGTGCTTTGTTGGGTTTGCGGAAGCATACTCCCCACAACAAGGGCATTGCATGATGTATATGCCGCGGCTTGATTGCAACCATGCCTGTGAAATACCGCCTGACCATCCAATGTCAGGGTGAGCGCAGGCGTATAATTTCCTTTTGTTGCCGATCATGCGCTGACGCTGACGGCCTTGCTCCATGAAGTTTGACTGGAACATTGGCTTGTAACTGTCCGGCTCATCAAAGACGATGAATAAGCCCTCGCGGTTTGTTGTCGTCTTACCGGACATCGCCATCAATTCGATGGTATGCTGCCCGATCTTTTTCATGGTGAGCTTATCGTCGCTCGTCCCATGCCCAACCTTTTCGGCAACGCCAGAATGATCTTCAAACATGTTCTTAAATACGCGGTAAGCGTAACTGGAAACTTCGCCCGGCCCAGCCAGATACCACATAATGTCGCCGCTTGGGCCGAACTGCATCATCTTGAGAGCATAGTTCTCGGCAATAACCGTCCCGCCGCAACGTGCCGGTTTGGGCACTACAACCTCGCGGACATTGGGGTTGTCCAGCGCGGCCATAATCTCGGCAGCCCACGGCGCTTTATCCAGCGACCACTTGACTTTTGTTCCGTCATCCTTGCGGAAAACTCGAAACTCTTTGGAATAATCCAGTGTTGAAATCTTGCGCGGCGGGTCCAGCCTATGCAGTTCATTAAGAGCTAGTTCGCAAATGTCGGCGCAATAACCATCTGATGCTATGAGCCTAGCTGTTTCAGCTATCTCCGTTCTGGACAAAACCCGCATCAAATTCCCTTATGAATGACTCGGCGCTCTTCGACATAGCCACCGCCACGTTCCGCAAATGCTCATCAATCAGAGCGATAATTTCAGGTGGTAATGCGCCGGTTGAATCGACCTGAGCCTTGACGCCCAAAACGCCATTGACGGCGGCTGTGTTGTAACCAGCGAGAAACTCCGAAAACTTGGCAGAGGGAACGTAGCCGCTCTGCTTATGCTTTGCTTCCGTCAGCGTCAGCGTCAGGCTGACTTGCTTCGACAGTTCATTCAAATCCGCAGGCGCTTCGTCGCCTTGTTCAAGGCCGACTTGCTGCGCGACTTTTCGGTTTTGGTTGGTCCGCTTTTCGCGCTCACCCTTGAAATGCTCAATTAGTTTTTCGATGGTCGCCTTGGGTTTGATTGCCCATGCGACCCCTTGGCCGCCACGAACGAAACAATCCGATCCGTCAAACTCTGAAAATGTATCAAGCCAAGTTCTTAAAGATACCCAAGTCACGCCAGTAAGCTGCGCCATTGGCGTAGCATCCAGAACAGCATCCTTTTCCAAGGCATCGGCCCTTTTCAGAGCGCGCTCCAGGCCGTCAATGCGAGCTGATATGTCAATGGAGCGCGCCATCAATCAGCAACGCCAAATAAAGGTCGTGCCACAGTGCAACGCCAGTTCAGTTTCGATATATTTTGGGAAAAGCAAATCGCGCAAGGCACAATTTTCACATTGAAATGTCTGGTCTCACAAAATGACAACATCGTCAAGCCTTTTCATAATCTTTTTTTGCATCGACCAATTGAGCAACCGCTTCACGGAAACCCTCATTGGGGTGCCGGTGGAACGCGCGCGCGGCACGAACGGCACGTTGGATCGGCGTATCTTGAACCACCGTCGCGTAAATCAGCCGTCCATGACGAGCGTTCATTTTTGACACAATGAAGCGCAGGCAGTCAGCAATTTCCATCTGGCTATCGGTCAACTGTGACCGCGATGTTGGACCAGCGAATACCTCTTTGGTGTAATCGGTGGATGGAATGTTACCCATCATCCCAGATGCCTCCCATGCGTTGCGATACCAGACGCAAGCCGCATACCCTGCGGTATCAATGATGCCCTTCATCAGCATCCGGTGTGCAACCGGAACATCGCGGCGTCGGACAGTCATCACAGTGCGACCCTTTAGGCGCTCATCGCGGATGCCTTGCACTGGCACATACTCAGCCTTTGCCAGTTGCTCCGGCGTTGGACCGAGCACTGACAAGTCAATGTCGCCTTCGTTCCCATTGGCTACCGCAATCTCGGCTTGGCGGCGCGCGGCGTCTACGCGCTCATGTTCTTTCATCTCGCGGACCAACTCTTGTTCCCGCTTACGCTGCGCCCCAGATGCCCATTGCAGCGCGCGCGACCGGCGAAGAACACGCTCCCTCTCTCCGCCGGTCCCGAAAAGCGCCGTGCCAAAAGCTTCGGTAAGCACTCCTTTGAGTTCATCATCCTTCATTTTCAGCCCCTTTTTTGCGCTTTCCGTAAGCCCGTTCTGCCAACAACTCGGCTTGCTTCTCATCTGTGAAACTTTTGAATTTGCTCGGAACGACGCAGACAATGCCAAACTGATGCCAAAGCACCGCGCCGATGCGCGTTACCGCCGCTGGGTCTGGATCGCGCATCAGATGCGCCACCGATGTGAGGCTGGAGCGTCCGCGTTCGCCGTTCATGCTTTTGCCCGATCAATCAGCCGCCCAAGCTGATGCTTGGCGTCGAGCAAGGCATCAATTTCAGGTCTAACCTCGCCAATCAGTTCAACCGGCTTTGGCATGTAACGGCGATTTTTCATAGCCCTCTTTCGCGCCAAATCCATCAACGATGCCGGCAAGTCTTCCAATGCCTCAACGCTGTCCATTAAACGTATTTCGGCCCTGTCTGCCTCAATGTTTTCCTCAAAAAGATTTGCGGAAAGGCGATCCAGAAGCGTCACGCGATCCGCTGGCGATGCAGGGGCAAGCAGACTTTCGACCTTTGCCATGTCACTTTGCAGGGAGAGCAAGTCGCTGCCCGTCGACACAGGCAGTTCCGAATAACTCATCTTGACCGACCGCTTGAGCAGCAAACCGTTCTCTAAGCCTTGCAGCAGCAGAGCCAGTGGTGCCAAGCTTTGCGATAGGTGCACGAGAGCCGCCATTATTATTCCTTTCAAAATCCTTAGAGTTCAATACCCATGTTCCCCAAGCGGCTTGCCAGTCGACAAACTTGGTTCCAATTTTTGCGTGATGCGCAGAAAACCGCTCAAGCTCATGCTCAAGTCTTTCAGGTGTCCACGAGTTGATCACGGACCTTGATTTCGTCTTTTCTCCGAAATCACTTGGCCGCCAATTTTCGGGCAATTCGTGCGCGTGTTTCTTTTTATTATTCTTATCTGTTTCTGCTTCTGGTGCCGTTTCATCGGAACGTTTCGTTCGTTCCCTGAAACGTTTCACTCGGTCGGTTGATGTATCTGATTTGTATTGTCTTTTGCTCCAACCGTGGGGGGCGTAGTGATACCCGTTAGGGCCACCGTTGCACTTGTCGATAAGGCCCCTGTTAAGCAGGCGTTCGATCAGCGTTGAAACGCATGAAACGTTACATCTTAATGAGAAAGCAATGTCATCTTGCGAGGGCAATTTACCATCGTTTCTTGATGCCAAACACAGAATGTTCACCCATGCTTTGAAGTCATCGCCGGAAAGCTTTTGGACTTTAGGATCGTCCAAAACCTCATCGTAAAAACGGAACCAACGCGCGCTCATGTTCTCTTAGCCTTCCAAATAGAATTGTTCGCGCTTGCGATATATTCTGCCGTTATCTCGCCCCAATAACAGCGCTCATGATCCACAATTATTTGCTTAATGCCGTTTGCAAATGTCTGCTTGTTTGCGGGCCGCCCAAACTCAAATACACTTATGTATTCAATGAATTGCTCCAACTTCAATGCCATTGAAAACCATTCGCCATGAAGCCGGAGTGGAGCAAAAGTTTTATGCAACTGGGCCTCAAGCTTTTCGGTGCCAGGAGTAATAGCGATAACACGAAGTTTGAATGGAGAGCCTACCTGTAAAGCCTTGCATCGAGCCGATGGGCTGCCACCTGTGTAGCCGATTTTGACGCGCTTCTCTGTGCCGCACTCGCAACCAATAAAATAGACAAAGCCGCTCACGCAAACCTCCCTTCATCCTGCCAGTCAAGATCACGAATGGCTTGGTGTGGAAGGCTTATGAATAATGTCTGTGTCGACGTGGCACCCTTGCGCACCTTCCTGAAAAGCAACTGCATGTGGTCACGACACGCCTCATAATCGGCTTTCCAGTCCTCCCATTTTGAATTGCCGCCTTTGCCCCCTTGAGGCTCGGATGCTTCCAGATAATAGGCTTCCCGATAGGCAAAGACGACAATATCGGCGTCCTGTTCAATGGACCCAGACTCACGCAAATCTGCCAGTATCGGGCGCTTATCTTCGCGCTGTTCAACGGCTCTCGAAAGCTGCGATAGAGCGATGATCGTAATGTCCAATTCACGAGCAAGTTTCTTCAAGCCGCGGCTGATTGAGCTGATTTCGTTTGTCCGGTTTCCATCCTTAGAACGGTCGCCGGTCATAAGCTGGAGATAGTCGATTATGACCAACCGAAGTTCATGCCCCTGCGATGCCCATTTACGCTTGCTACGGCGCACCTTGGCGCTCAGTTGGGCAATGGATAGGCTGCTTTCGTCATAGAGGTTCAGGGGCATCCCCACGAGCCTTCTGCGCGCCTTGGCGATCATGCTGCGCTCTGTTGCATTGAGGTTCATAAACTCAATGCTTTTTGCGGTCGGGCTCTCTCTGGAATTGTCATAAGCAAGATCAGCGAGGCATCGTAGCGCGTTCTCGCCATTCTCCATTTCAAGGCCATAGAAATCTGTGGCGAAACCGCTTTCGGCGGCGCAAGTTGCTATCTTGAGCGCTTCAAGCGATTTGCCCATTGCAGGGCGGCCAGCGAGAATAATAAGTTGCCCGCCCCTCATGCCGCCCGTGCCGCGGTTCCATGCCTCCTGACCCTTTATCCTCAGCGCGGCGGCTATCTCGCCACGGTTCTCAGCTTCAATCTCTTTAATTGCAGCGTCGACCGCATCAGCAATGCTTTGGACTTTGGAATTTGTCTTGTCGTTATCGGCAATGGCAAACAGGCGCTCTTGGGCCTCCTCAAGCCGCTGAGGCGCATCAATCTCACTTGATGTATCGAGTGCCGCGTTAGACAGATCAACGCCCACAAGGTAAATTTCCCGAAGCATAGCAAGGTCTGAAATCTGCTTTGCCAAGTCACGAGCGGCAATGAGGCCAGAACCATCGGCGGTGAGCTTCATCAAATAGCCCGCACCACCTAATTCGGCCATCGTCTCATCATTATCAAAGTAAGGCTTGAGCGATATTGGCGATGCTGTTTTGCCTTCGCTGATTAGCGAAACAATGCGTTCAAATATACGTCCGTGCAGTTGCTCAAAAAAGTGCTGCGGCTGCAAATCGCGCGCATGGTCAATCAGGTTGTTCTCAATAAGCAACGCGCCGAGGAGCGCAGCCTCAGCTTGAATGTTGCAAGGCAATCGGATTTGGTCTTGCTCCATCACTGATCTGCCTGTGTAAATAGCGCCGCCCAGCGGGCGTGCGCCTTATTCATTTCTATTGTAAAATAGCAGTTTTCCCGCGCCACTTTGTTGTCTCGGCGAAAATGAGACATTGCAGCATAGACTTGCCAGGCTGTGTCTATTTCAGATTGCGAAACGCACGGCTCTGCCGTAACGACTTTCAAAGTCATCTCATTCCTCCTGTATAGGCGTTTGGTGTCAGGCCCGTTTCCGCCATGCCAGTGGAGGAGCGGGCCGTTTTTGTTTTGGCCTGTCTAAAAGATAGGCACAAGGTGTTGATAAAATTTTCAAGGGGATATGCCTGTGGACTATTCCTCATGCGATCCTCACTGCCTCTGATTTTGGATAATGCTTGCAACCCAGGTCACGCCGGATGCCGCAGAATCCACATGGGTCGCGGTCCACAACTGTAATTGGGTCGGGCCGGACGACATGCTGATTGAGTAACAATGACCGGCGCAGATGCTCTTCGTTGCTGATGCGCGGCTCTATTTTGACGCCGCGATGCTCCGCCATGAAAGCGCGCGCCTTTGCCACAGTGGACGGTTTTGTTTTGCTACCTTGGATCACCCTTTGAACAAAGTTGGGGTTGCCAGTTATGGCTTTACCGAACTTGCTTTTCTGGATACCTGTTTGGTGGAGGAAGTTTTCTATTTCGTCGAGGAAGGTCATGGCATGAACCTTTCGATTCTCTCCATTATCCAGCGGCCATTTGGCACTGCCCATGAATTGCCCAATGCTTTGTATTTATTCCCGTCCGCTGCGGGCTTTCCGCGAAAGGTTATGTCCAGATATTCGTCTGGAAAGCCCTGTAATCTAGCACATTCGACGGGCGTAAGGCGGCGCACGGACAAATTTTGCTGGACCGCTTGAACCTCAGCGCGCGCTTCGACAGTGTATGCAATGTCCGACTGCACACCGACGCCATCTGGGCCGCTACTTGGATTCTCACGAAGCGCACCAGTTTTGATTGCTATTGCGCCCACCCCAAGGCCACCACGGCCACCATTCGGTGTCAGTATCGCGTTGCTGGTTCCGTCATGCCTATGTTCTAGGTTGGAACCACCTTCACGACCGCGCTGCATAAGGACGATTGGTTCTTGTTGAACGATTGCTGGCAAAGGACAACCACCGCCACTCGGACTATCAGCAGTCAATGTCCCAAGTATGCCATCTCCGCTGCATGTGCCGTGGCTGCTATCAACGCCATATATCGGAATCAGCATCGGCACAGAGTTCGTATCGCTGCTATCGGGCTGCTTGCCGTAGTTGCCGGTCAGTGCCGGAGCAACGGCTCGAATTTCAGGCACCAGCGGCGTTCCGCGCCCCGTTCCATCGTCCGATGCGTCAAAGCCTTCACCTCTAAGTGTATGCGCTAAGTCAGCATCATCGAAGTCGCACCTGTTTGTTGGGATCAGTGTCTCGAAAGTCGGGTCTAGGCGCTGCATAGCTCCTGCATTGAGGCACATCGCCACGATCGGCTCACTGCCATCGCCACGGTCATACGAGTGCCTTTCCGATAGCGTTGCAGCTAGTTCTTCTCCGCCACCGCTTGAAGCGCCCGACGCAGTTGTTCCGGCAATGTCTTTCCGCGCGCTTCGGCTCGGCGGAGAATGCCTAAGCAAGCTTTCTGGCTCAAATAATACCGACGCAGGATCGGCCCCGTTTCCAAAATCGACGACAACGAACACACGCTGGCGTCGCTGCGCCAAGCCAAAGTATTGCGCGTCAAGGGTCGCCCAACAGAGCCTTCCGAGAGGACCGGAAGCCATACCCGCACGGGGCCATTTGCCGTCTGCTGGTGAACACAAGGCATCATCGCTTCCGAGAATTGCTCCCAAGAAACAACCGAAGGCGTTGTCTGTGGTGTTGAGCCATCCTGGGACGTTTTCAACAAGAAGGTTTCGAGGTCTAATTGCATGGGCTATCTTCACAAATCTGAGGGAAAGGTTGCCGCGATCATCTTCCATCGACTTGCGGAGGCCGGCGACAGAGAATGCTTGGCAAGGTGGGCCACCAGCCAGAACGTCAATCTGGCCAAAGGATGATGCGCGTTGCATGAAGTCATCGGCGGTTACGTCGCCAAGGTTCACGCTGTCAGGATGCCGCGCCGCCATGACAGCGGACGGGAACTTTTCGATTTCGGCACACCAAAGCCAATCCCAATTAGGCATTGCTACCTCTGGCGCTCCGATGCCGCTAAAACATGATGCTGCGCGTAAGGTCATCTCGCACCCTTCATCCATGCCAAGACGTTCCCAGCAGTAGTCCCGACATATTTTGCGGCTTTCTCGGCGAGGAATTGGTCTGACGCTGGCTGGCCGTTAAGTTGGGATTTTAATGTTTGAATGTGGCGCAGGGCAGTGTCGCGCTGCCAACGGAGGTCCGGCTTGCTCATCTGGCTTGGCTCCCGACTTCATTGCGAATGCGCTGAAACAAGGCATTGGCGTAATCGCATTTGATACCCATTGCCTTGGCGGACTCCGGCACCGTGTATCCGCAAGCAGAATACTCAGCGAGAATGTCGATCTTGCGCGTCAGGCCAGTAAGCTTCGGCTTATACCGAACCTTGGATATGCGGGCGGCGAACGAGGTCATTTGCCAAACCTCTTGCCGATCTGCTCAACATAAGCGACGCCAACGCCCTCACGCCGAGCAATGGTGCCAATGTCCTCTTTGCCCCATGCCGACTTAATCCGGTCATTCATGGCAATAATACGGGCATTGTCCTCTTTACGCTTTTCTTCGCGCGCGATTGCCTTTGCCCATGATTTGTCGGGGGATTGGTCGTCGATCATACGGGCACCTCGAATTTGTCGGTTTGGTTGCCCCACTGATCCCAGCCAGTGCGTTGCTGACGGGCGAACATTTCAAGGAAAGGACCGGCAAAAAGCTGCTCAATTCGTTCGTATTGGCAATCTGGTTTGCGGCTATGCTCCCGCGGAGCTTCGGAGATAATCTGTCTGACGCCCTTTGAAATCCGCTTCGGCTTGCCCTTGGTGAACAACAGCGCCATTTCGCCTTGCTTGCGCGTGTAATAGCCCATGCTGATTTTGGGATCGGCAACATCGCCGCTAAAAATGTCAATCTGATCTGCATTGATCAGTTTGCTTTTCAGCCACCAGAAAAGATCAGTCTTGTAGGTGAAGCCCCATGCAGCGCCAAGGGCCAGTGCATGCGGCAGATGACTACCCACAACCCACATGATCAGCGCACAATCCTTGGCAGCCCAATCATTGACAGGGACGGCCTTCATTTCGTCGAGGCTCATCGTTTCGTAATGGTCAGTCTCTGCGCCGCAAAACTTCTTTTGCGTGGGCGTCCTGCGCTCCTTCGCATAGGTGATAAAAGCCCAGGCGGGATCGGCGAGGATGACGGAGTATTTCTGGCTCATACACCCATCCCCAAAGGCAATTCCATGTCCCGCTCGTTATTTGGAGCGGCTGAATCCCGCGTCATTTCGACAAAGAAGCCACGGTCATCCATGCGGCGTAGCGCTTCAACGCAATCGCTTCCCCATCCGATCATCATTGACCCTGCACCAGGTCCAGAATCCTTCCACTTGCCGGATTTTTTATCCCAAACTTGCGGCGGCTTTCCGGTTTCATCAACAAACGGAATACGTCCTTTTACAAACAGGATTGCATCCGCGGCAGCAGCGTGAGCGTGAAACCATTTTGTGTCAGTGCGAGCAAAGACAAGAGCAATTCCATTGCGATGCCGGTTCATACGCGCCAGCCATTTTTCAGTAGCTGGTCCGTATGGTGGATTGCACCAAATGCGCCCATCCCAAGGCATTGACAGGCCGTCTTGCGGCAGCGAATAAAATTGCTTTGCAGGAATCCAAGGAAGCCCGCCAGTAGGCGCGCATGGGTCAATGTCGTATTCGAGGCCAAGGGCATCAAATACCCATGCGGGGGTATACCATTCAACAGTAGCCCCCCCCCCTGCCGCTTCATGGCCGAAGCCAACGCCTCCCTTTGCTTGCACTACCACAGGTCAACACCATCAGCCGGTGCGCGGTATTTTTCGCCCTTTTCCACAACTTGACGTAGACTTGCTTCGAGCGGGTCGGACGCGGCTTTTAGGCTCGCAAAATGTTCGCCGTTCTCCGCATGATAATGCCCGAGATCATCTTCTATATTTTCGACAAAGCCGACCGTGTAGAGAGCGCCACCATCTTTTTGTAGGTAGTCGAGAATATCGACCGTCCATTGCTCCCAAGGCGTTTCTGAACAGTAATCCTCGCAATCACCAACATAGAAACCGACAACGGGAATAAGGTCATAACCTCCATCGCAGGACGGATCTGCAGGAATAGTAAAATCCTCACGCTCCTCAGCGCGCATTATGGCGCAGAACATTATTCGCCTCCCTTCATATCATTGAATGGTGTTTGAGACGCCATCCCCAAAGGAGGGCGCAGCACTTCATTCGCGCGCCACGGTGGCGTTATGCCGCGATAGGTGCAGGCATAATCCAGCAAGCCCAGCGCGTCGGCCTCGTCGTCGTTCTTTGGCTTCCAACCAAGTTGCTGGCAGCGCTCCATCGACAATTCTTTAAGGGTTGTCCTCTTGGTCCCGCGCTTTTGCTTGCCAATGAAGGTCGCGCGCCATGAACTCATGTTGACCGGGTTGATGGTCCTCATGCCCATCGCTTCACCGAAGCTATCAGTATGCGCCGCAAGCCCAGCAAGAACGCGCAGTGTTTCGATGTTGGTGTGGCCTTGGACCTTGGCTGGATTGATTGGTTCTTCGTAAAAGATATGCTCAAATTTGCACAAGCGATACAGGTCGCTCATTTGCTGATGCAGCTTACAATAGGTCGCACCGTTTGGTGTCAGTTCAGAGCCAAGCACCCATGTGCCGTAGCGCGCGCTTTGGGAGCCTTCCTCCCAAAGCGCGAAGCCGGTTGACCGTTTAGAAAGGTCGAGGGCCAAAATCATTCGGCGGCAACCGTTTCTGGAGCCGCAGCGTCAAACTCATCAACTTCGCCAGCCGCGCCGGCAAGGTCAGTTTCAGTGCCGTCACTGACAGTTACCAAACGTGGCTTTTCACGCTGGCCGGTCGGGATAATGCTTTCGCCGGCTGTGGCACCGTTGGCAACGTCGATCATATCGGTGGGCATGTAAATGCCCAATTCCTTGAGCATACCGTTCAGCGAGCGCAGGAAGTCATCTCTTTTGAAATCTTCCATGCCGTCAAGTTGGAAAGCCAGCTTGGCAGCCTTCGACGAAATGCCGCACTGCTTTTTTATGGCCTTAAATGCCGTCGATAACTCTTGGCTGTGTTCGCCAACTTTCGACACCGCTTGCTTAATGTCTTGGCGGTAAATGCGGACTGCCTGCGCAAAATCCTTTTGCTTAATCTCGCCGTCCGTATCGTCAGGTTTTAACTTGGCTCTCGCCATTTCAATTCTCCTTTATGGATTAGGTTTGCAGAGCGGAATTACCGAACGACTGTCTCTCGAAAGACTGGCTAGGAAGCCGCCGCCCTTGATCGGCTAATAGGGAGCGTATCTGACCCCATCCCGCCGCTAACGACGCTGCACCGCCGCAAGGTTGTTGTTTGATTTGGAGAACGGCCATCACGCCGCCACCTTCATCTTGCCACGGCGGCGCTTGGCGAGTGCCGCGCGCGCCTCTCTCTCAATCTCTTCGCGCGACCGAAGCGGCGCTGGCGCTGATATAGCTATCTGCGCGGCCACTTGCTTGACTTGCTCGCGGCGGCGTTCATGTGGTGTGCGACCGGCGCGGACGTGTTTCTGGTGTATTTCGTCCAGCTTGTCCTCTGCTGTCATCCACCATTGGCAAAACAGCAGCGCCGTATTGCGCACAGCATCCAGTTTCAGGCGCATGACGATATAGACGCCACCAGCGACGGCATAGCCGGAGATCGTGAGGATCGTCGCCGCGTCCATTGCTCAACCCGCCACTTTCGGAGCGCGGCGCATCACGCTTTCATATTGGCCCCGCCAATGTGCCACGTCTGTCATCCAGCTTGCACCGGAAGCGACTTGCCTTGCGTCTTGGCGACAAGTTCCAAATGGGCCAACCGGGACTTTGGAATCCCAATACGCCGCCATGAGTGCACAGTGCTGATAGGCGCGTGCATTAGTTTTGCGACGACTGTTGTGCCGCCCAAAAAGTCGATAATTGTGCTTGCGTTTTCATTCATAGCCGCAACGTCTATGCGATAGGCGC